TTCTATGGACTTGCACCATAAGGTTTTAAGGGTCAGAATACACCCTTTTACAAGAGTACTTTTCGTTGGCTTTTAACTAGTATATTAAACCTCTGCTCTAAACCTATCCCTTGATTTACCATTCTCTCCATAAAAAAGGGAGCAAAAGCCCCCTATTAAATTCGTCCTTACTCTCTCCCAGATGCTGGGTTGTAGGCGTACGATACACGCCTCGTTATTTAGTAAGAGATGGGGAAGGGGGGATTTGAACCCCCGACCTCTAGATTATTCATCTAGTGAGCTACCTAACTGCTCTACCTCCCGATAAGACATATCACTATTGTTCAGTTGATATGAATACTACATAACTACTGGATAGATTTATATATATTTAGTACTTACTATCAACAGTCTAGGTTATGTAATTCTTTGTATATACTATAAAAAAGGGAGCAAAAGCCCCCTTATTATACTACATATCGCGTGAATTAGCACGACTATTAAGACTGAATGCAAGACTATGTGCCTTGTCTTCAGAAGTAGTAGTCAGTACTGGCACTCTACTATTTATATGTGTTACCATATAATTAGTGATGAACTTAGGAAAAGTTGTTAATTCATTCACGACTTGTAGCTCAGATACTCTAAACATATTTAATACTCCTAGTTGTTCATACACAAGGGAGAAAACACACACTCTACTTAGAGTGTATGTTCTTATAATCTTCCCATTCTTTATCAGTTTCTGTATCTTCATCAAAATCCATTTCTCTATCTGCTCCATTCTCTGCCCATTTAATCCTTAACTGTTCAATATTTTCTTCCCACCACCATCTAAATGCACTATCTTCATTATACTTAATCTCATACATAGTATTCTCCTAATGTTCTATATATTAGGGAGAGAAAGAAAAGAGGCATATGTGGGAGTAAAAAGAAGAGCTATTAAGCTCTCCTTGTTATGTCAAGATACATCTCTGATGAATGTTGTCTTGTTAGTATCAGCCATAGCTAAATCGCTATCTTCTGTAAAAGCTGTTACTTTCTCTTCAGCTGGGCTATATGGTGTGTTATATCCCTCCATAAAGCTATCCTTAGCTGTAGATATCATAGTACCTAGTGTCTTAAACATTACTGCATATATACGCTTAATCATATTATCTCCTAAGTTAATGGTTCATACATACGGGAGAAAAAAGAAGACACGAGCTGTCTCCTTTCTTTCCAAGCGGCTAAGTTAAGGATATGCACCAATGTAGGGTCTGAGTTCACAGTCTACATAGAACAAGTACATATACTCGTATCCTTCCATACATAAGGGAGAAGATACAGGTCGATGTATTGGGTAGAGGCTAGGTTTGAGACAGTTAATCTACGGTTCTTTACTCGGTTGGTTACGACACCGTAGTCAGTACATAGCTTACATACATTCCTTCGTACTTGACCTACATCTTCTCATACATACGGGAGAACATACTACTGTCAAGTAGTATGGATTAGTAGTCTATGTGCGTGTGTGCATTGGGTGCTGTGGTACATACAGTCTGTCCTGCGTCTGGCACGTGAGCGTCAGCGAGCGAGGGGAGAGACGCGACAGGACTGTGGGTGGGAGACCGTATTGAATCAGTTCACTGATTCAACTGAACTCAACGAGTTCAGCAGGTTCAACCCCTAATTCAAAGGGGGTAGGGTCTACCTTTCTCTCTCACACACATTCTACAGCAAATTTTAGAAATTTATTGAAATTGTGGTATGTTCTATTGTATCTTTGTATATATGAAAGATAAAAAATATGATATGTTTAATCTAATAACTGGCGAATTTGAAGAAGTTAATGATGATCCAAGTGAGTTCTTTGATAAGTTAGCGAAGAGGTTTGCAAAAGATACAAGAAAACTCTATGAGACATATGAAGCTGAAAGAGAGATAGTACAATCTATTATAGATGGTGCAATAACATTAGAGGAATCTAATAGGAGTACGGATTAGTACTAGTACTATATGTAGTAGGTTTAAATATAAGTACTATACGTATAAGTACAGCACATTGTAGAGTATGGGAGCTAAAACTTTATCAAGTGGATTGAAGACTTGTTCAAAATGCAAGAAAGAAATGGCTTTAGAGCACTTTCAAAAGTATGGTAGCTATTACATGTCTTGGTGTAGAGACTGTAAGAGAGAGAAGGGGAAGAAAGATTGGTCAAAGCTAAAGGATTACCAATGGTGGAAGGACGATATTGATGGATAAGATCGTCAGGAAGATAAAAGGCATAAGAAAGACTTATTTCGTTTATAATAAGGAGGAGGCAATTGAGGAAGGAATATCATATAAATACTGGAAGGATGCAGATGTTGGTGAATATGGTATTACTGATGATGAGTATGTGGCTATCTGTATAGGTAGGAAAGAATATATAGATAGTCAGAAAAGATGTCGAGCTTTTATTAAGCTCTCATGTGGGGTAGGATGGGGTACTAGGTTATCTAAGTTGTTATATGAGCCAAATAGAGACTTTGGCTTATATAGTCAAGTCAAACCTGACTACTGGGTTCGCAAGGAAATCAAGTCTACTAGGTTTAAAAATGCAGTAACTGCTTATATAGGTCAGTTATTAAGTACAAATGCTATTGATTGGACTGCTATTGGTAATATATATAGGCCAGACCAAAAGGTTCCAGAGGCTACAGTACGTAGATTATTCAAACAACAGGAGGTTCGAGAGGTGATTGATGATAAATTAAAGCAAACTCTACTTGATAAGGGAGTAAATCAGGAATTAGTACTAGATTTACACTTAGAAGCTATAGAAATAGCTAGAAAGAAGACAGATCCATCGAATATGCTCCGTGCTACAGAGAATCTAATGGATTTACTGGAAATGAAGCCAGGTAAGAGGGTTGTTACTGAATCTATGGACATGACACTTACATCTAGTATAGCAGACCAGATAGAATCTGAAGAGAAGAGGGTTAAATTAGAGCAAAAAACTGAAGAACCAATTGCAAAAGAATCAACAAACAAATAAGATATTAAGAAAATTACGCAATAACATGATATTGTTCGGCAAGGTAGTTGTCCCAAACATGTTTTCCTCTGAATCCCCTGAGTTCCATTATGATATGGCTAAGAGACTAATGGATACTAGTGACAAACAAATCAATATTATAGCACCTAGAGGTCATGCCAAGTCCTCAATTGTAGGTGGAATATTTCCTTTGTGGCATATTATGTTTGATAATGGTCCTAAACTTGTTGTTTTGATATCTAGGACACAAGACCATGCAGTTAAACTACTAGGTACTATTAAGGATGTTCTTGATTACTCGCAGCAATTTAGACAATTATTTGGTTATTGGGGTATGAATTCAGCTAAATCATGGGCTAAAGCTGAGATTGAACTGAAAGATGGCACTATGATAGTATGTAAAGGTACAGGTCAGCAGCTCAGAGGTATTAAACATGGCAATCAAAGACCTACTTTAATTATACTTGATGATCCAGAGGATGAGAATAATACAAAAACATCTGAAGCTATGGAGTCTAATCTAAGATGGTTACTCCAATCAGCTATTCCTAGTTTAGATCCAGAGCGTGGTAGACTCGCTGTTATTGGAACTCCTATACATCAGCGTTGTATAGTAGAAACATTAAAGGATATGGCTGGATGGACTAACTTATTATATAAACCTAATCTAGATACTAATACTGCCTTGTGGGAATCGTGGCAATCTATAGAGAAATTAAAGCAAAAGAAGAAAGAATTAGAGTCAATTAACCGTGTTTCTGTATTTTATCGTGAGTATATGTGTGAAGTGGTAGGCGATGAAGACCAATTATTTAAAGAAAGCTATATAAATTACTATGAAGGAAAGCTTTATACTGATGAGGAGGGCAATTCTTTTTTAAAATTGTCTTATATGGACAATGAAAATACAGAAGAAGACCGTCCAGTCAACGTGTTTATGGGAGTTGATCCAGCATCATCCACAAGACAAACTGCTGATTACTCAACCATAGTTGCAGTTGCGATTGATAGTGAAGGTAATAGATTTGTTTTACCTTATTATAGAAATAGAGCAACTCCCATGGCACTAGCTGAATCAATTATAGAACGATTTAAGGTATATAAACCTGAGAAAGTACGAATAGAATCAGTAGGATATCAGGAGATGCTACGTGAATACGTTAAAGTACGTTGTGAAGAACAGGGTATATTCATACCAGGACTTGAAATCAAAGAGATACCACGTAATTCAAAGTCAATGAGACTAGAAACAATGGAACCTTACTTTGCACAGGGCAAGTTCTATATGAAGAAAGATATGCAAGAACTTAAGGATGAGTTGCTACTTTACCCTAGAGGGAAGCATGATGATTTACTAGATGGTTTATACTATGCAACTAAAAAGATATGGAATGCCCACCACAAGAAAATCGATAAAGATGAGGTAAATCAAAGAAATATCAGTAATAATGAAAAAAACTCTTGGTTTCTTGCATAATATAAAGTACTTTAAGCCACTTTGTATAAAGTAAAGCTTTAAACAAACTTAATTAATTAGGTATATATGCCCTCAAAAGACCCTATGGTACAACTGAGTACCGACACATTACAGGAATATGCAGGATCCAGAGCCCAATGGGCGAAACAAGCTACAGAAGACAATGAGTTTAGAAACGGACTTCAATGGAAAGATAACCATGTAAAGACACTTAGAGAACGTGCACAAGAACCCGTTGTTGTTAATGTAGTACATTCTGCAGTAGAGCAAGCAAAAGCAATGCTCACAACCAATAAACCCAAATTTCAATCTACAGGACGTGAAGGAAGTGATACTGAGACTGGTAGAATATTCTCAGATATTATGACATGGATATGGGATAACTCCAATGGTAATACCGTATTAAAACAGATTGTAGATGATTACTATGTAAAGGGAATGGGCGTTATGTATGCATACTACGATCCAAATACAGACTTTGGGAAGGGTGAAGTACTCTTAAAGTCTATAAATCCACATGATTTATATATAGACCCTGCATCTAAAGATCCATTTTGTCAAGATTCTGCTCATCTAATAGTAGCTAAAAAGCATATGCGTTCACAACTCCTCCTCGAATATCCAGATTATGCTGAGATTATAGCTAAGGCAGTTCAAACAAATCATATATCACCTGAAACTACAACTCGGTTTGGACTGCATGATGAGCAAACAACATCAGCTGCAGGTAATGATAGACGTTATGGCGATGATGACATTGAACTTGAGGTCATAGAGAGATACACTAAAGAGAAGCATCCGTTTATAAAGTCTTATAATACAGTAGATAATGAAGAAAAAATAATGATAGAGGACGAATTTGAAGATTATACCTCTCAGTTAGCTGCAAGGGTTTCAACTGTAGATGGTGAAAAGTTTTATACTAATAATATTATGGTAGACCAGTATAGAAATCTATATGAAGAGACTGAGGGAACTTATCATATGGTTCCAAATCCTGCTACTGGGCAGCCTATGATGCAACCTGGGGCATCTAGTGAAGGAATGATACCCAATTCTACAACAGTTATTGAAATGCTAACCTATAAAGACCTTATTGAACTTGGAATAATTACTGTTAATGAGATTGTTGTTGATAGAGTTAAGTGTTGTGTTAGTGTTGGTGATGAATTGTTATATAAAGTTGTATACCCAATAGAACATTACCCTATTGTTACTTTTATGAATAGGCATAATCGTAATCCATATCCACTATCTGATGTTAGATTAGTCAAAGGATTGCAAGAATATATAAATAAGATAAGAAGTTTAATAATAGCTCATGCTTCTTCTTCTACAAATGTTAAGCTTTTGATACCTAGAGGCTCAATGAATAAGAAGGAGCTTGAGTCAGAATGGGCAAGAGCTGGTACTGCAGTAATCGAGTTTGATCCTGAATTGGGTCAACCTATCGTAGCAGGCCCTGTACCTTTACCAAATGAATTATATAAGAATGAAGCAGATGCAAAAGCTGATATAGAGCGTATACTTGGTATTTATGCTCTTATGCAAGGAGACCAAGGTGGTGCTCCTCAAACATATAAAGGAACTGTTGCTCTAGATGAGTTTGGGCAACGAAGAATTAAATCTAAAAAAGATGATATAGAAGCAGGATTGAATCAAATATCTAAAGTTATAGTGCAATTTATACAGGCTTACTATACATCAGAAAAATTATTCAGATTACTACAACCTAATAATATGCCTAAAGAAGTATCTTTAAATAAAGATATATATGATACTATCTCAGGTGAATTTATGGGTAGACTAAATGACGTTACTGTAGGTAAATATGACGTTATTGTAGTATCTGGCTCTACTTTACCATCAAATAGATGGGGAAGATTCGAATACTACATGCAATTATATCAAGCAGGTATAGTAGATCAAGTTGAAGTATTAAAACAAACGGACGTTGCTGATATGGAAGGCGTATTACAAAGAGCTGACCAAAGAAATCAAATGTCTCAACAGATACAACAATTACAAGAACAATTGAAACAAGTATCTGGTGACTTGCAAACTGCACAAAGAGAATCTGTACATGATAGAAAGCGTGTAGAAATAAAAGAGTTCGAAAAGAAATTAGCTAAGGCAGAAGCTAAAGTTGAAATGGCTGCATCATTGCATAATAAACGTGCTGATGATGAACTTGATAAGTTAAAAGAGGCTGTTAAAGAAGCTGAAACTGAAGCTAAGAAGGTTCCACAGAGAAAAGTGGTTCCTATATCAGAATAGTTGTTGCTGACTAAGATCAAACAACGCAAACAAGGAGGTCTTAAATGGACCAAATAATACAACCTAGTAATGCTGACAAAGCTCCACAAGCTAATGTTGAGATACCTACAGAAAATGTAGGTATAGAAACTAATACTGGAACTGACGGGAACCTGTTCCCTGATGGTGGAGGTGAGTCAATTACTAATGTCGAAGGGTTACCAACAGGACAAACAGGTCCTATTGGTAGTACAGTAACACCCTTAGAGGAGACTAGTGCTCCTTTAGAAACTGAAGCTCCAGTAAAAGAAGATCCGAGTCGTATGCAATACTGGCAATCCCAGACCGACAAAGTAAAGAACGAGAATTATCAACTTCGACAAGAACTTGATTATCAAAACAACGTGCTTTCTCCAATTGCGAAAATTGTTCAAGAAAATCCACAAGTTTTAGATAATATTCAAAATCTTAATAATGGAAACCCCTCTAATGCGCCACAGGGGCAGCAACAGAGGAATTCATTAGAAAAGCCTGTCCGTCCAGAGAAACCACATTCTTACAACGAGGTCGATGCGTATAATGATCCTGAGAGTGATTCTTTTAAATATAGAATGACTAACGATCAATGGAGAGATAATATGTTGGGTTGGTATGAACGTGTAGATATTGCTAGGCAAGAACATCAACATGCTGTAAACCAAGAACACCAGAAAAATCAAATGATGCAGAATGCTCATAGTTATGCTATGAACTCACATGGACTAGATGCCAATACAGCAA